CTCTTCGTTCATCTGGTTGAGTGCTTGTATGGTCTTAGCTCCGATAACGCCGTCTGGAGCCGTTTTAACGCATATCTGGGCAAGTTTGGAAGCCACAGAAACACCCGCGTTGACAGCAAAGTTAAAGATAGAAGATGCGATGACAGGATTTAGTTGGTCGCCCTGTATGCGATCCCAAAACTCAGACTTGTAAAAGTCGCGCACCATCTGAGTCGGTGGGGTTTCGTCTCTGTCGATAAATCCCCATCCCGGCCAGTGCGGGTTTTTGTTTCTCGCAATGCCCGCGTAGGTTAATCCGCCGGTGTCGCCATCAATCTTATGCAGGACGTATCCACCTTCGTCCTCGATCATCTTATTGAAGGCTGCTTCAAAACTCATTTATCAACTTTGGCATCGAGCTTGTCAAAGATCCTGCTTAACATGATCTTGATCTCGGTAATGTCTTGCTGATAATCAGACTTTAATACATAAGTATGGGGTAGACCCTTCTCCAACTCACCTAGATCCTTTTGCAGATCTTTCTGAGCTTCCCACAGAACACGGAAGAACCATCCGGCTACGGCACATAAAACACCGAAGAGACCGTTAATCAGATTTTGATTGTCCATAATATTCGAGATTCCTAGCGAGCCGTTCATCATCTGGAGACAGTTTGACTGCCTCCGCTCCGTGTCTTATCGCTTCGTCTCTCAGACCTAAATTGTAAGCAGAAATAGCCGCTAAGTCATGAGGCTTAGATCCCCACACTTCGGGGTCACAAGTGTAAACAAGCTCCTTGCTCTTAATCTCTAAAGCCATTGTCGCTGCATGATGGCATTCCTTCCACATTGACTTCCTGTAATACGACATCGCAGCATCGACCCACGGCTCTCTGGTTCCCGGAGCCTCGGCTATGGACATCCTGAACCACTTTAGAGCTTCCCAGTGATTCCCTTTCTCATCGTGAGCCTTCCCTAGAAGTCTCATTGCATAGCACCGCTCGTTAGGCCAATCAGCGCGAGGATTATTTAGGTAAGTGTGCAGAGCCTCTATTGATTCATCCCAGAGGTTATAGAAGGTCAGTTCACGAGCAAAGTAGAAAGCATTTCTAGGACAGCTCGGATCTTCTTTCACGGCCATTCTTAGAAGATCAAGATACTGCCCTCGTGACTTAGTGGGATCTGGATGATGAGAAACAAGAAGCATGTCTGTTTGGGCATAGACTTCTTTTGTTCTCTGATCTGGCCTCGGATACTCATGGACCGGGTGATGCCAGTGGTAGCCCTGCCGATGATGGATCTTTTCGTAGTAGAAAAGAATCCCGTGTCCCCAATCGAACTTGTATCTAAGTCTTGTAGTCTCTGGAGTCCAGACCCTTTCGATCTCCTCCCGCCATCCGAGCTCTAAAACCTCATCAAGGTCTAAGGAAACGCAGACATCGAAATCGCCGGGGATAAGACACATAGCCGTATCCCTTGCCATATCGAAACGCCACGGCTTTACAGAGATGTCGTAGACCGTAGCGCCACATTCTCTCGCTAGGCTTGCAGTGTTGTCTGTAGATCCTGTGTCGGCTATCAGGATCAGATCAGCGCCTCTGGCTGAGTCACAAAATCGCTTGACGAATTGCTCTTCGTTTTTAGAGATCGCGTACACGCAAATCTTCATATCGTGTCCTATAAGAATGGATTAAAGGTCGAAACCGTTACTCCGTTATTTGTAAGTGTATTTGGTGAAGGTGCATTGTCTATGATCGTTGATGATTGACAAGTCAAAAGTCTCGTGTTTGCATCCGGCTGCAAGGGATTTCCCGGCACTGTAACCGAAGAAACTCCCACACCAATTCTAAGTCTAAGGTTACTTATATAAGCGTCAGCAGGAGTGGTTAGAGTCGATCTGCGAGCACCTATGTTAGTTGTCAATGTTGAAGGTGCTGAGAAATCGTTGCTGATCGTTCCTGTATTCGCCGCGGCTCCGTTGATGAACCACTGAGAGTCACTGGAAGCGGTAGATCTTCTTGTTAAGACAACGTAATTCCAACCAGCAGATACAGCCGTTGTGCTTACAAAAAGAGAAAGAGTGCCACCGGTTGAATACTTAACTAAATTACAGAAACCGGAGGAATCTATAGTTACCTCAAACCCTGTGCTTGAGCTAGCAGAGAAACCAGTGCTGTAGATCGACTGATAAGTGAAGGTGTTGAGGTAAACGAAAAACTCTAAGGTGAATGCCGAGGTTCCCGGAGCCAGATTCGCACTCGCAGGCATACTGATGTAATCCGTTTGCGCTTTTACAAACAAATTACTGTAGTAAACCGGAAGCCCTCTAGGAGCGAATCCGGTTTTTGATGAAGCGCCAATCGAAGAAATAATCGGCATCAGGCAAACCTTGATTGGCTCGCAAGCACTGTGAATGTGGCATTCGCTGTTTTAATCACGGTGTATGTATAAACATCAATGCCGTTTGCATTGCCAGCAGAAGGAGCGGCTCCACCAAACCAATCGACTGTGGCCGCAGCGCCATCAACCGTCACTGATGAGTTGTAGTAAGCAGGAGATCCTTGAGTCGATAAGAAAGCAAGCGTAATGCTTTGTCCTGTAGCCATCAGGGAGTTTAATGTTGTTGTTGAATTCCCCCGGATATTTACTGTGAAGTTTCCAGAAGCCGCGGTGGTGTAATACAAGACTGACTGAGTGGCTAATTCAAAATTGATCGTGCCGGATGAAGCAGTGGCCGAGATCGTGACCTTCTCTAGCGCCGCTGCTAAGGTAGTCTGCACAACACCGCCAACAACACCTAATGAAAGTGTGTTGACGTTTGCGCCAGTGATCTTTGTGGTCATTCAATCACCCCAATCTGATCGGTCGTTAAAGATGCAACTTGATCGGTCGTTAAAGATGCAACGGTTGCTAAAGAAACAACCGTTTCTACCGTTACAACTTGCTCTACTACAGCCTGAGGCCACGCACCTTCTACCCAGCTTCTTGTATCGTGCTGCCAATTCCATTGGTAACCTGCTCTGTCTGCTGGCTTAGGGTCACGGATGATCCATTCCCAGTTTAGCCATACAAGATTTTTCCCTTCAGGACATTGTGGTGCATCAGGCACTTCGATCCAGCCATCAGTGCCATCCGTCTCAGGCTTTGGAATACTTCCGTTTTTACTGTAGAGCATGTTTGTCCTTTACAGCACGGGAAATGGCGCTGTTGGCGATGCAGTGATGGTTCTGGCGTAGCGAGTAATCCTCAAATCGTCAATGTAGCCGTAAAGAGTCTGGCCTCCGGCTACCGATCCTGCGCCTACTGTCATTGCTGCGGTGTTGGAATGAATGCTGCCGCTATTCGTTGCTGATATGTCTTGAGTTCCATTTATATACGTTTTGAAAGACGATCCAGAACGTACTAATGCGAAATAAGCCCATGAATTTAACGGTACATTTATTGTGCCAACTGAATTGATACCCCATGTCGAACCATCAAACGATATGACTACTCCAATTTTGTTTGTTGAGTCGTAATACAGTTGCAACCAGCTTTGTGTTGAGGTGTTTGCTCGTTTAGCCACAATTGTCCCAGTGGTTGAAGATGTTGGGTATATCCAACCTTCAATTGTGAAATCCCCTGTTCCGAGGTTGAACAAAGGGCTATCAGGGACAGGAAGCCAATCACCCGTCCCATCAAACGCCATAGAGCTACCACCAAACTTGCTCTGCGCCGTACTTATCTGAGCATTGCCCACCGTCTCCAGATCATTCTTGCTAGTAGCATCGTAGATACCGGCGTTGGTGAAGTTGAGGAGGAGGGATGTGTTGGTGATGGCGGTGAGTGGTGCGGTTGGGACTGTTACGGATGTAACGCCAGACCCATTTACAACCCGTATGCCAGAAATATAACCAGGGAATGCTGTTGATGCGTCTAATAAATTCCCAATATAAATATTTGTTCTAGCCGCATTGATTGCCGCTGAGGTTGTTGCTGTGTTTGCATCTACAGTACCGTTTATAAATTGCCTTATAGTAGAACCAACCCTTGAAACAACCAAATGTACCCATTGATTGATTGGTACAGTAGAAGCAGAAGTTAATCTTGCAGCTCCATAAATAAAATCTAATTTTGTCCCAGAGCTGTTAAATAAATCCCAAACCCAAGCTGCTAGAGTTCCGGCAGAAGCTCTTGCCTCTAATAATCCGTAGTTTCCAGTTGGGTTTGATGTTATGTAAATCCACGTTTCAATTGTGAAATCACCAGCAAAAGAAAGTGCTGTTTGCGCCGGAACCGTCAAATAATCCCCACTCCCATCAAAGTACCCTGACCCACCATTATTCGCAGCAGTCCACGGTAGTAATGGGTTGAATGGGGAGAAGGCTACAACAGCAACGCCGTTATTGGCGGTGATGGTGAAGTTGTTGGCGCTATTGTCGATGAACCGGTTGGATTGACATGTGAGGAGGGAGGTTCCTGAGACTGCTGTTAGAGGTGCTGTTGGACCTCCAGATGGTGGTGTGATTGCTGTACCTTTGACTACACGAAGGTTTGAAATATAACCCGTGAAATACTGTGCAGGCGTATTTGACTCTGCCCCAATAGTAAAATTATTCGTTGCGTCATACAACGAAGATGCGTTTGTAGTTGTTGCCCTAGAAACTCCGTTCACATAGATAGTAAAATCATTACCACTTCTTACTGCGGCAATGTGTTGCCATGTATTTAGTGTCAACGTAAATGAGGTGGTAGAAGTGGACAGATCAAATAAGACCCCTGATCCATTTGAAGATGTGATGAGCCGTAAATATCCAGTGGAACCGCTTGACAGCATCAAAGCCCAGTTCAAAGTTGTTCCACCAACATCACCTGACCACTGCCCCATAATCATCGCTTCGTTTGCAAATGATGTCGGGTAAATCCAGCATTCAGCGGTAAAATTTCCAGAACCCATATTCCACGCAGCATTATCAGGAACGCTCAGATAATCATTGCTCCCATCAAAATAATTACCCCACCCCGTCTGTGAGAACGGTGAGAACGTACCTTGTGTGGTGTGGCCGTTGCGGGTGATGGTGAAGTTATTAGTAGACGCGTCTAAGAACGTGTTGTTCTGTGCGCCGTTGGTTCCGTTGCCGGGTAGTAAAAGAGTTGTGTATTCAAAATAAGGATCAGGGATCACCCCTAAAGGCCAGATGCCTTGACGCTGTGCAAGCTGTGCTTCTCTCAGAGACCATACACCCTTAGCCGACAGCAGTGTCGGTACATTAGCAGGGCCAATAATTCCACCGTTACCGATAGGCATTAGCTGATCTCCTCGTAGGAAACAACAATCTGGAGATCACTTGCAGTGCCAGCCGTTGCCCCGATACTGCGATCTTCTTCAACGTAGATATAAGCATCCTTGTCGATCACTACTAAAGTAGCATCAGCAGGAACTGCTACTGTTGAGCAGATCGCCGTAGCTGTACCACCTAATGCAGCAGCAGAGTAGTAATTGATTGTGATGTCAGCGTTAGATGTTCCGTCTATGTTGGCAACGTAAAGACTGTTGATCTTTAGCACCTTGCCAGAGCTTGCAGCGTTACTAAGCACAGATGTTGCTGAAGTCGTTGTGAGGTTCACGGTTGCACTTTTACCCGTGATCGTAGTCGGTGAAACTAAATTAGGTGCTGCCATTTTTTATCCCCAAATCATTGCAGTCATGATGCCACCGGAAGCACCGCCGCCGCCACCCGGAACGTTTACAGTTACAGCGCCGAGCGTCGCGGTTGCCGTTACCCCAGCGCCAGTAAAGTTGAAAGATGTGACGCTTGTAGTTACAGGAACGCCCTCGTCGGAGACAGGGATAGAACCGCTGCCAGCAGGCCCTGTAGCCCCCGTTGGGCCAGTTGGGCCAGCCACCGTAGAAGCCGCGCCCGTGGGCCCTGTCGGACCGTTCACCCCTGCGGCTCCAGTCGGTCCGGTCGGGCCGGGAACCGTACTGGCAGCGCCCTGAGCCCCCGTGGGCCCCGTTGGACCGCTTCCCGAAGGGCCTGTCGCACCGGTCGGGCCCTGATAGCCGTCGAGCACTCGAATGTTGATCCCAACACCGCTAGCAGGAGCAGTTCCAAAAACCACATTACCAGCCGAGACCGTGTAGTCAGTCGTGGGAACTTGCGCGACACCGTTCTCAAGAACAATCACGGATAGAGCGGTTATGCCGCCCGTTGCCGCAAATGAAGTTGTCGTGCCGTCGCCCGTGTAGCTGTAGCTTTGAAAGCCCGTTCCGATTGCAGATGCAGGCCCTGTGGGCCCTGTCGCGCCCGTTGCCCCGGTCGGTCCGACGTTGCCTTGAGCGCCTTGAGCGCCGGTGGGCCCCGTTGGGCCAGCCACTGTACTCGCCGCACCGGTCGGGCCGGTCACTCCTTGAATGCCCTGCGCCCCGGTGGGCCCTGTGGGACCGGCCACCGTGCTTGCAGCGCCGGTAGGGCCCGTTGCCCCAGTTGGGCCGGGAACCGTACTAGCAGCCCCTGTCGGACCGGTCGGGCCGACTCCCGCGGAGACATTCACCGTGACCGCATCGCCAACAGATGTGGCCGTAACGCCGGAGCCTACAAAGTTAAAGGATGTAACGCTCGCTGTTAGCTGAGTGCCTTCATCTGAGACCGAGATAGCGCTGCCACCACCCCCAGCAGGCCCTGTGGGGCCCGTCGGGCCAACACTCCCAGTGGCTCCGGTACTTCCTTGCGCACCGGTCGGTCCGGGCACAGTGCTTGCCGCCCCAGTTGGGCCGGTTGGGCCGGTGTTGCCCTGAGCGCCGGTTGGACCCGGAACCGTAGAAGCCGCTCCGGTGGGGCCCGTGGGGCCGGTCGCCCCAGTGCCGCCAGTGATTGAAACCGTGACAGCATCGCCGACCGCCGTTGCAGTGACTCCTGAGCCTACAAAGTCAAATGATGTGACATTCGTAGTAAGCGTCGTTCCTTCATCCTTAACCGTGATCGCGCTACCACCACCTCCGGCAGGGCCGGTCGGGCCCGTCGGGCCGGGAACCGTAGAAGCAGCGCCAGTAGGGCCTGTATTCCCCTGAGCTCCGGTCGGGCCGGGAACCGTAGATGCTGCGCCCGTTGCCCCGGTGGGTCCGGTTGGTCCAGCTACCGTGGATGCCGCCCCGGTAGGTCCGACTCCCCCGGTGGGTCCTGTTACCCCTTGAGCGCCCGTGGGTCCTGTCGGGCCGACAATCTGACCGGAGTCGCCCCACGAAGATCCGCTCCACACATAAAGATGACCGTTAGACAGAACAATATAAGCATCGCCGGGAGTGTTGCCAGACGAAGGAAGATCGCCAACTGTCGCAACCGTTCCCTTGATCGTGATGCCAGCTCCCTGTGCGCCGGTGGGCCCCGTCGCTCCGGTGGGTCCGGGTACTGTGCTCGGCAAGCCCGTGGGGCCCGTTGGTCCGCCCGCTGCACCGGCAGGTCCGGTTGGGCCGATAACGCCCTGATCTACAACAAGCGTGATCTGATTAGCGGAGGTAACTGTCGTGCTCAATTTGTGACTCCATCAGACCTAACAAGGAATAACAAGAAGATGATGAGATCTTGCGCCGGAGTTGATCCGCTTGCAGGAATAGCGATTTTGATATTCCCAGAGAACCCAACCGGATTATTTGCGTTGATGTCGAGCTGAACATCCGTCGACATGACAGACCACGCCGACTCATCAATCACCAGCGTGAAAGAACCGTTAGGGAGATCTTGATTAGTAATCGTCAGATTAACCGGTGAGGGCTCTGGCGTGTAATCGGCTATGTCAAATGTGAGGCCGTAGCGCGAGTCTCTAACATTTGAGAGCTGTCGCCGTATGATCTGGCTCGTAACCGTAGAGCCGAATAGATTTCTAGGTGTGCCGTCGGAGTTATTGAGAGTGAGATTCCAATATGTCCGCTGGTTGTAAACCAGTTCACCCGCAATGATTTGATTGTCAAAACCACTGACCTGCGTCAGGGTGTTTTTTGAAAAGACGGCCACGTTTCCCTCTACTCGGTAAGTGACGTTCGCCGCGCACTCGCAGCAGAACGATGGGCTGTCGTGTTTTTTTTACTTTACCACGGCAGCGGTAGTGGAACAAGAGGAGGATTGATCTGTTGATTTAACTGTCTCTCAACTTCTTCCTCGACCTGTGCCTTGTTAATTGTTTGCCAAACCCATCCTAAGACTTGTTCTTGAGTGAGGTCGGGATAAGGTGTGAATGACGAAGTAGGAGCAGGGAATAAAGCCGAGCCGTATTGATTTGCAACAAACCCCTGATCGCTTGCAGAGCAACACCAGTAAGCCGTTACAACGACATCCGTATAAGAGCCTTCCTGTGGCTTTACTTCCATCTTTTGGATTGTCCAATCAAGCATTCTTTTCGAGCTCCTCTACGCGTTTTGTTAGCTCTTGAATTGCTTTTATACAAAGCGCGACCATATTTGCATAGTGCAGTGCATCTGGTTGCCCTTCGTGATACTGCACAAATTCCGTAAGGCCAGCGGCATGTACTTCCTCGGCTATCAATCCCGCGAAACGATTGCCAGAAGGATCGTTTTTTTGCGCGAAGGTAACCGGCCTCAGATTAAGAACATCCCGCAAGCCAAATGTGGCCGATTGAATGTCTTGCTTGTACTTGAGTGAGGATGTTGATCTGTAAAGTATTCCGTTGGATGCGACATAAACATTTGCTGCATTAGATGTCGTGTTGTTGTAAGGTGAGCCAATTTCAGCGCCAGTACAAACAACACCATCGTTCGCAACATAAAAGGTCGGAGCAGCTCCGGCAGGCTCGCAATAAAGAGAATAACTTGATGAGGATGTATTCGCGCCTTTTACGAAAAGTCTTGCTGATGAGTTGCCAGTGGTTCCGATACCGACATTGCCGTCGCTTCGTATTCTAATTCTCTCTGTGCCGTAGTAAATGTTGGCTGTGCCGATAGCGTTGCCGGTCGATCCGGTGTAAAACGCAATCCCTGTCGAGGCATTGCTTGTTGTCGACCAATTAGCCTCTGCTACAGCAGAAATGCTTGCTGTGTAAGTGAATTGAGTAGAGCTGTAATTCCCGCCAAAGTAGATGGTTCCGAGCGTGTTGTCAGTGACTAAGCCGTTTCCGCTAGAGTTGAAATGCTCTAAAACCACGCCGCCACTAAAACTCTGGCTGTTGTTGTTGTCGAGTCGATTGCCTCTGACAACAAGGACAGGGCTAGCACTATTAGGATCAGAGTCCTCAATAAATATTCCGCCAGAAATTCCGCTGCCATAGGTGTGAAGTTTGTAGGATGGGGAAGAAAGCCCTATGCCTACATTCGTGCCATTCCAGACAAAATTATTTGAGCCTCCAAAAGCACCAGAGTTGTTAAATTGAACGTTGGTGTTTGAGCCTCCGGGAGTCGCTCCGCTTCCCGTTGGACCGGTCGGGCCGGTACTCCCTGTGGGTCCGGCCACGGTGGATGCTGCGCCGGTGGGCCCGGTTGGGCCGGTCGCTCCGATAACGCCCGTGGGTCCGGTCGGGCCCGGCACAGTTGACGCAGCACCAGTGGGCCCCGTCGGTCCGGCAACCGTCGAGGCTGGGCCGGTCGGTCCGGTATTCCCCTGAGCCCCGGTAGGCCCCGTGGGACCGGGCACTGTACTTGAGGCTCCCGTAGCTCCGGTGGGCCCTGTCGGTCCGCTGCCCGAAGCCCCTGTGGGCCCCGTTGGACCAGCGCTGCCCGTGGGTCCGGTCGGGCCGTTCAACCCATCGCGGATGCTAGAAATCACCATCGAGTTTGTAGCCGAGCATCCACTTTGACTTGCCGTCACTGAGACTGTTTTTGCAGTGCTAGGCGCAAACGCAGACAGTACAAAAGTATTAGTTGTGGAAGCCTGTAAAACGCCGTCTACTCGCCATTGCCACGTTGGGCTTGTAAAGGTGCTCGTCGCTGTAAACGTGATCGTAGAGGGCGATACAACACCCGCAGAGGAGGTTATAAATTGAACGGCAGTGGAAGCAAGACTTACCGTTCTGACGCTTGTGTCCCATACCACTGCGGAGGATGTTGCGCTGACAGAAGAAGCTGATCCGTTACTAGCAATGACTCTGAAATAATAAGTGCCAGAGGGAAGCGTTAAATTTGTAAAGACCTGTGAAACCAATGGAGTGTACGGACTGCCATCAATTGTGTTAGTTGTCTTAATCAGGTTCCAATCCGATGAGGATGGAGTCGCAACCGTCGTGTAGTACAGCGACATCGACAACACTCGGCCGGTAGCCGGAACGCTGGCAACCATACTAAATACCGGAGGATCAGCACAAGGGGCGGGTGCATACGGTGGCGTGTTGTAAAGCAACGGTGTCCCCGGAGTTGAGATGTACTGAGAAGAAGGGATGCCAGATGCCGGAGCCTGCGTGTATTGGCTGATTGATCCCGCAGTCGGATCTGCGTAAACCGTTGCCGAGTATTCCGTGAGTTCTAATGCCGCGCCGAGGTTGCCATCTGGTGTCGTAGCCTCGTTAACTTTCATCACTCGGAAGAGCTTGTTAGTCCATCCGTAGTCTGAGTTTGTAATGTCTACAACATCACCCGCATCAACCTGAATCGCAGGGTAAGCCGCGGTAATCGAGACTAATAAATCCTCTCTGCTCTGCAAAAGCCGACGATTGGCAAGATACTTAACTTGCACCGAATCGTTGGTCATCTCAAGCCGATAAGTCTCTTTATTCCTCGGCTCGTTGGCGTAAAGAGAACCAGCGGGAAGCTCTGCAAACACGATGTCGGGCTGATCTCTTGCCTCTTTACTGCTGAAGTCAATCTCAATCTGGTTGATCTGCTGATTGATGTCGGTCGTACTAACTCGAATGTCACCGATTAGATTTGTATCGTTGAAAGAGAAGCTAGAGGTCTCAGCTTTATTAACGACAATCGACCATTGACCAGACGCGGCGTTGTAGGTCATCCAACTATCGCAAGCCTCAATAATTTGCTCAACGTTCTCTAGGATTGGTCGAGCCGTATCAACAACACCGTTAATCCTATATCTCGCCTGACTGCTCGTGCCTCCAGATGAGTTCGTGTAAGAAATGAGCGTGTCTGAGTAAGTGTTGAGCGTTGTCGCGCTGGCAGAATCCACTAGACCCGTCATGCCTGCGCCATATCGCGTGTCGGTCATGTAGTCGTACCAGACATCTCCGGGTTTAGCTGCGCCGGTTCCGTTTAGGTATTGAGAGCACTTAAATATAAGAGGCTGTAATCCAGTAAGTCCCGCATCCCTGTTATAGGTCATTCTTACAATAGCGAATGCCAGACCATTCATTCTTCTTCCGGTTGAAGGCCATTGAAGAGCCGGATCAATACCGGAAGGTTCCAAAGGCCCCATCAAATCCCACGGATAGTATGAAGAATTAACCCTTGTAACATTTCCGGCATTGTCAGATGTGTATAAAAAAATCTGCAATCTATTATTAGCAGCCACAGAGTCATCTATGTTTCCATTGCCGTCGACAAGGCTTGCAACATTTGGACTTGAAGATGATTCAAAATTTACTTGACGATCACCGTACCAAAAGTCTGTCGTGTCAAAAGAGAACTGTCCATTATTGCTAATACTTGAAATGGCAAGAACGTAAAACATCACTTTTTGATCGGTAGACAACACCGCGTCAACAAAGGTTCCGCCGAGATAAGCATCTCCATAAACAATTGGAACGGAATAATTAGCCGCTGGAGGAAGCTGTTGCCTTACCCCTGCATCTTGAGCGCTTGAGTTTTTATTCCCAAAGGCCTTAGAGACAACAACAGACGTTGCAAACCGAATCGCCGCTGTTGCGGCCATAGCGCCCAAACTGCTCGCAGCGAATACACCCGCTTCTACAAGTCCCGCGACGATAATGGATGCTGGCATGATCTACTCTCGAAAGAATGTGGCTTGCAAAGGTCTGTAGTTGTATTTTGTATAGTCAATCTCAGGGCTAGAAGGCATCAGGCTTGTACACACAATGTCTATCTTTTTTTGATCAAGAAGGTTTTGAGCAAGCTGGTTAAATCTTAACCACAGTCGACCACCGACGCTTGTGCTTCGGTACTCAGGCATGACCCACCACGCTACCTCGTGAAGCTCTCGTATGTATCGGTTCCAAAAGTTTCTTGAAATATAAGCCGCAAGGAACCCTCTTAGGTTATCGTCGACAAGCACAAAGCCTCTACCGTTCATCATTTGATCGAACAAGTTTTTCACTTGATCTTCGTTCTGCTTTTCTTGCAGTGCTTTTACGCCTGCCTCTTTTGCGTATTCCCTCATCATCTCTAACAGATGTGGCATGTCGTATTTTGTTGCGTATCTCATAAACCTGATGTGTCCTGTTCGTAAACGTATTCGCCTGACGATCCAGCATTGGGATCTGATAACCCTCCAGACTGAGGAGGAGCACCAAAGTCAAAGTATTGTCCGGTGATTGCGTCGACTCGATCCATACTTGAATCGGATGGATAAAGAGCTCGCCATGTATTCTGGTTTGTCCTGATACCAGAGATTTTGTTTTCTAGAATGGTTCTGAACGAAGCACAAGAAATTGAACAGCTAACCGTTCTTGATCGGTTCTCTTGATCGAAGTCCTCGCTCAAACTTACACTGTTAACAATCCCTTGATAACGCTTAAAGAACTGCGTCGTAGGGCTTGTGATGATCTGATAGTTGGAGTCGAAGAATCCCCTCCAAATCTCGACCGTTGAGCCTTTTATGTTGTTGGCAAGAATGAGAGAAACGTTAGTCGGATCAATGCCGATCAAGCTCACAATCATGTCATCAGAAGTTGCCTTTAGATCTCTCTGCACATCACCGACAGAAAGAAGGCTTCCTAATCCAGTAAACGTAATCCCGGAAACCGTGATAGATGCTGCTGCACTGCAAAAGGTGTAAGTGTTAGTGCTGGTCACTAACCTTACGAATTCTGAATGTGTAATCGACGCTGAGGAAAGCGCCGCTATAGCTGTGCTCATTGGACGTTTTCCCTAAAAACAAAGTCGTTATCCCAATCAACAAACGCGCCGCTTGTCATTGGTCTTAGCGTGTAAGTTGGGCATGTCTCAGCTACCACATTAAACGTGCAGGAAGCTCCTACAGCCGTCAAAGTTCCGGTGGATGGAGTTCCTATCACTGGTCGGTGCAGAGTAACGCTAACGGTCGATCCTGAGCCTCTTAAGACCTGTGCCGTGACTTTATATGGATAGTTTCCAATCTGAAGGAAGTCTCCCGCAGCGAATACAACCGTTGAGGAAGAAACAGCAGGAAGATTGCCGACTGAGATCGTTGTCGCGTTGGGCGCAGGAACGCTAGCAAGAGTCAGCGCCGAGGCTTGCCCTGAAGTGAGACCACCTTTGTACTCGGTGAACCATTGAAGCGTTGTAGTGTTAAAAGTAATGTTCGCCGCGGTTTGCCGATCTAAGTTATCAATCGTCTGTATCACATCTCGAACTTGAGGGTAATAAAGATAAGAGTGAGGCTTGACTGTAAACACCCACGGAACCGCTGTGACATATAAAGCCGTTCTCACTTGCCCAGAGCGTGAGTATTGCTGCCCAACCATCCTTCGGTTATTAACCGTGATGCTTTGCGAAATATCAAGAATGGTCTGGAAGCTCATGTTCTACCTCGGACACTTAATGATTTATTGGCGTATTGATTTGCCGCCCACACAGCCTTAGAACTCCCCAAAAGCCGATCCTCAAAAGACTTTACGTCGATAGCTTGAATGTTGTAGTTGACAACCGTTGAGCCCGCCTGAGCCATCATGCCGTTGGGAACGATTGTTCCGCTAGCTCTAGGCACAAAAAGCTCAGGGCCTTTCTCACCAACAATATAAGGCTCGCCAGACGTTACAGGGCCTCCGTTGGCGCGAAACATATTGAAAAAACTGCTCAACATGCCTGCGCTAGCATCCGATTTAGGAAAGATCGCATCAAACAAATTATTGAGAGACCGCGAGGCGAATTTTTGCAACAGACTAGAAAGCACATTCTTAAACGCATCAGATGCCTTACGGCCAGAATTAAACGCACCAACGATCTCAGCGCCTAAGCTCTTGAACCCATCCCGAAGATCCTCAAGCATGAGTTCCATTTCGGTTTTTGCAGGCTTCATGCTCTTGTTGTAGTCCTCAAATGCCTTGCCTAAGATCATGTAATACTCTTTAGCATTAACAAAGCCTTTTTCAAACGCCTCATCAAGACTCTGTACTCGATTCTCAAGAATCTGCAATGGTGAAAGAGCACCATCTACTTGCTTTCTCCAATACGCCCATTCATCAGCATCCTTTGCCAGTTTCTTTCCTGCGCTAGAGACTTCGTCGACAAAGTCTTTGACCAGTTCCTTACGGTCAGCGCCCATCGCTTTTTCCGTTTCGGTTCTGATCTTGTCGAAAACATTCTCCATCGTGTCACTGGTTGATTTATCTAGCTTCAGCGAAATCAAGATGGTCATCTTCTTAACGCCAGCTTCGCCTGCGGCTTTTCTAGCCTCAAACATTGAGGACATTTCCTCGCCTTCAACAAGACGGCGAATCTCTTTGTTTAAGTTCTCTAAATAGCTTTGCGCGGCTTTACCAGCAGACTCAATGTTTTTCCGACCCTCTCTAATTGCGCTGCTTTGTGCCGAGGTCAGTTTCTCTGTGGCTTCCGTGGCTTTTGTGTAAAAGCCCATAAACTGCGTGAACCACTTCCTTCCTTCGTCTGTAGCCTTGCTTAAATCAATCTGTAAGCCCGTTACATAGTTTCTGACGCTCTGTATAGAAGCCGAACCAGATTCAAGCCCCTTCAGCGTGTTTAAGAGCCTCCCGGCCTCATCCTCAGCAACATTTAAGTCTTTGGCTAAAGAACTTGCAGCCCATCCTGCCGTTTTAGGAATGAGACCAAAAAAGAATTTGTTGTATTCGTCACCTAGCGCCTTAGCAGACGATTTGATCTCGTCGCCAAACTTCATGCCCGATAAATTCCGCATCTGCTCGTAGAGCTTTTGCAATGCCGGAGCCGCATCCTCGTTGTAGATCTCGGACAGCTCTTTCAACGACATTCCGGCTTTGTCGTTCATGTCCGTAAATGCTTTTCCAGCGTTGTCTACATCCTCAAGGATTTGCTGAAGCGATCTCAGTTCGACACCTAAAGCAACAAGCGCCGCCTTGAATGCAGGGATGGCAACCGCAGCCAACGTGCCTAAGATGACACCGACTAGGCCAAAGCCAGAAAGTAATTGTGGAAGCTGCTGTCCTAATGCCGTGAGTGCGCTTTGCCCAGATCCGACTTGCACCGCAAAGTCTTGAACCTGATAGCCTATATTTCTTGCTTGCTCGGCAAACTGTTTCTGAGAATTGCTCGCGCTTTTCAGCGAGTCATCGTAGCCTTTGGTCTGCTGCTCGATATTCTTAAATGATTGGCCGAGCTCTTGCGCTTTACGTTTGGCTTCGTCGGCATTTTTCTTAAACTCTGCGCTTTCAAGTCCTAGACCAACTTGCAGCGCTGCAATCATCTTACCGGCCACGATTTCCCCCTAGTATTTCCAAATACTCTGCCTTGAATCCCGGCAAAGTGGTGAACGTTAAAAAGTCACGCTCTTGTCTTGTCATATTTTCTGGAGGGATAAAGTATTCCTCCAGATGCGGGAAGAACTCGGTCGGCTTAGATGTTTTTGCTCCTTTTGACCACGAAGCAGCAAAGTTATAAACCAACGACATCAAATGCGACATAAAGATCAGGTTTTGCCTGCCACCAATCAATCCATCGCGCCACATCAATTCTAATGCTTGAACGGTCGCTACATCAAGGCTATCAAATACTTCCGGGCTTTGACCGTTAAAGATTGCCGCAGCCCTTATCTGGTGATATAGCGACCCTGTTAGTTTTTTTTCGTTGTCTCGTAATCAGGATTGACAGCAGACTCAATGGATTTCACAAGCTCGGTTATTTCAACCTCGGACAGCGTGTCTGCAATGTCCTCGTAGGAAAGGGCAAACAAATCGTCGCCCTCCTTGAATCCGACTAGAGAAATCATCGCAATCTCACGCATCTTCTTAATAGCCGTGAATCTTGCTGTTGACTTCATGCTTACGCCTTGCACCTTAACGTCATTCTCCAATACTTCTATGCCGTCATCAGTGGGGCTGCAAAACTGCCACAGCGAATCCAAAAGCGTTTTGTATTCACCGTCGATAAGCTCTTGCGGAGGCTTTTTGAGCTTGTCCATCAAGTCTTTCATCTCGTTGCGAGTTGGCAAATAGACCTCAAGATTTTGATCGCCAAACTTGATCTGTCGATATTTCTGCCGCTGAAAGCCGCCGAGTCTTTCTTGTAGTTTCATTTTGTTTTTGCCCTTTGTTTTGATGCCCACGCGTCTAAATTTTTACCGATACGCTCCGCAAGCGACGCTAAGACTTGCGGAACGGCAGATTGAAAGTTATTCCTGATAAAAGGCTTTCCCGGTGTTTTTGCAGTGCCGTATTCCATAGCCTCTGCTGCGGGTCTATATTCGCCTTTCTCATCCTTGTAATTAACACCAACATCGACATAGCCGAACGCAACGGTGTTGGGTGAAAGATACTTGCGCTTTTTATCTTTGCCAGTGGCAACCTTTGCGCCCTTTCTGATCTTAATCTTTAGCTTACCAGTGTCTACGGGTGCGCCAGCCTTAATTTTTGTTTTGGCTGCTTCCATAGCCTCTCTGAGAGCCGGTATAAGAGCTCGTTTGGCTTTTGTCGTGCCAAATTCCTCTTGTAGATCTAAAAGAACTCTCTCAAATTCCTTTAGACCTTTAACCTCTATCGTTGGCATTGGTGACGATGCGCTTGAAGATCTGATCGTTTAGTTTCAGGACGTAATCAACCACTTCATCCGGTGACATGCAGTCAGCGTGATTAGCCGCGATCTGATGGCACAGTGAAATGTTGATGAGCCGTTGTTGTGGATACCCAAACCAGTTCTTAGCACCGGTTTGGGCTTGCGTGATGAGATAGCTCAGTAAATCGTCACTCGCTCGCTGCATATTGCCTCATTACATTTAGACAAACAGCTTCATCGGCTTCGGCTTTTTGTAGGGCGGCATCCACCTCTTGAAGGGTAAAGGGATGGCCTTTAGCGTACTGGTGAAGATCGCCATAGTATCCCTTCATGCCCTCAAGAAAATTAAGGAGTGCTGTTTGACCATCCATAAAGGTTTCCTCTGGGGTGAATAGTGAATGTGACTTTAGCTTCAGCGCCGGGAGCGGGATCAATCGTCCACTGGCTTACGCGACCGTTGAAAGCGTAACAGACTACGTTTGTGCCGTCGGTTGCCGAGATAACAAACGTGCGATCAATTGTCCCGTTGTAAGCATCAGCGCGAAGCAAAAGAAGAACCGAGTCCGAAGGATTCCACGCTGCTACGCAAGTCATGCTTGTAGGTGCAGATTGAACGGGGATCTTGTCAGATTGACGCGAGCCAGCGACCGAGAAGTTAGCAACCGCATCGTCTTGCCCAAATGCAGGAATTGCTTCGACAGGAACAAGGTTTCCAATAACTGCAATTGGTGAAACGCTTGCATAAACGCTGAGTGTTGAGCTAGTCAACGGTGTTGGAGTTGCCCCCGGCTGGCAATACAAGGAGGCTGAAAAGCCGGGTAAAACTTTATTAGGAAGAGCCATTTTTCACCTCTACGCAGGAATGTCTAAAGTGCAATCAAGAACGATTTGATTTAATTTACTGTCGTTGTCGTATGTGTGAAAGAGCCAATCAACATCGACCTTTGACACAAAAAAGAGTCCACCAAAGGTACCTTGATACCCGTGTAAGGCATCCACAATCTGCTGTGCCTTACTAAAACAATTTGCCATCAACTGTGCGAACACCGTAGCCTGAAATACAGGTCTGTCTATACCCTTCACCGACTGCGGCCCTGTGTAAACCGGCTGATGTACATCTCTGAGCTGCCACGTTACAAAAGTCGGTTCGCTTGCAAAGTTTCGGTTAAACACTGCATAAACTGGAGTCGGTGTACAAACCGTGACTAACTGAGCCTGTATTGCTTGAGCATAAACAACCGCGCTATTTTGCCCCATCTTAGACCGCCACGCTAGGTTCGTTTCTGTAGCAAGTCAGCGTCACCCACTGCCTATCATCATGCTCGTAGACTTCAGCGATTCGCCAGCTCGTATTTCTAAAAGTAATCGAGTAATCCTCTTGATTATCCGAGACCGTCCGCATGTTAGGCGTGTAATTGACAATAAAGTCCATCATGTTGTCGTATTGCCTGAACTTCTCTAACGTGCGAATCCGATTGTGAACCGACTTAGTCTTTGCTCGCGTCTTGAACCACAGCGTCTCTACCGTCGTTTGCTCACCTAAATTCGTGATGGTAAACGACAGATTATTGATGCTTATTTCGTCGACGCGTAAGACCATTTTTAGCTCACATTACGAGTGATTTGTATGGTCTGAGCAATTGGTCAATCGCCCACGGCATCTGTTTATGCTGCTCTGCGGAAATGGCTGAGCGATTATTGTAGAAGTGCGTCAACAACATAAGACCGGCTTGCTTGACTACAGGATACTGACCGATTACAGAGCCTTGTAAGGTGTACTGACAAAGCATCGGCGCAGTCATGTAAGTGTTGATGTTGTTGGGAACCTCAAACAAAACAACTTTGTTCCCAGTGGGATCGTAGTAGTAGTTCGTGTTCGTAATCGTCGTTAAGACCGGAGGGTTCAAGTCGTTGTAATACTTCACCCAGTTGATCGTTACACCATTCTGCGAGACTTCGGGGAGATCAAGGCTTACAGGTGCAGCCATAAGACCTGAGATCATGTAAGAGGCTTGATAAGTCACATTGAAGATCGGGACACCCAGATAATCCTCAATCGCCATCCTTGTAGCGAGTTCTAACTGACTTAGGTAATCGTCCTGCGACTCATCCTGAAACAAATTCAACTGGTTGGTGATTTCCTCAAACGTAAGCCACTGAGTCACCGGATCACGGGTACTCTGAATGACCTTTGAGTAGTTGAACGGGTTACAAGAACCCGCTCCGAAGTTACCTTGCAGTTGGGATGGCATCTTTAGGTTCCGATCAAACGTACACCGGCAGTTACATCACGAACGGTCGAGACCATCCGCTTCTCAGCATAGATCGTAATCGTTCCCGGCTGGGTCTGCTCCATTCTCTGAAGCGTCATCTCCGAGTGATCGACGATCCACATAAACCGCGGCCAGTTTGCAAGATAGATTGGAGAAGCGCCAGCAGCAGGAGCGTCTAAGTAAGGATTCGCAATCACCGGCCACCCCATGATGTTTACCGCAGGGCCTTCGTCCTTTTCGCCGACTTCAACAAGTGCGTAAGAATTACCAGAGTGTGCATACTCTCGGAGAATCTGAATCGCTGTTGGGTGCATCATCCACGCAGTTCCGGGCATCCTCCAAAACTGACCGGGAAGGGCATTAGCAACGTCTACAAGCGTTTCCCACTCAAGATTCGTATGCGTAAAGCCGACCGTGTTAAGTGTGTGTATGCCCGCTGTAATGGCCGTTCCTGACGTTCCGTAAGCAGCGGACGATCCAGCAGTACCCGCGTACATCTTCAAGCCTCTAAGGCCGTTTGTAGCGCCTGTAGAGGTCGTTGTTGATCCTGCCTGATCATTGTTGATTGCCATCGACGCGGCTTCGATCTGGCTAAATTCCATTGCGAGATCTTCGACAAGCGCAGCGTCTAATCCGTTGATGTCATCCATTGCCGCAGCACGAATTGGCATCTGAGCGGAAATAACACGCATCGGAAGCTGCCAAATACTGGTGGCGATATTGGGTGAGCCTGAGTTAGCGTTAACCGTGTAGCCCCACGGGTTGGTGGAGTTAGCAGCGTTACCTGTTTTGACAACAAACTGAATATCCGAGTCTGCCGTCATTGTCTGGTTTGCATAAACCCGAAATGGGTTCCAGTAACGAAGGGATGCAAACACATCCTCGTTAAATACGCGACCACCAACCCCGCTGCCTGAGCCGGTTAGGGCTGAGGCTTCCGCGAGGTTGACAGTGCTTTTGCCCTCGTGGAGAGCCTTTTTCAAGCCTTCCAAAATAACCTGTTTCATAATCTCTCCAAAAGGGAGAGGGCTTTCGCCCTCTTTTATCAAGCAGCCGTGCCAGTCGAGCGATAACGCACACCGGCATTAGGATCGCGCACCGAAGTGGCTGCACGAGTCTCGCCGTAGAACGTGATCGAACCGGGGAGCGTCTGGTCGTAGCGACGGAGAACCATCGAGAGACGCATGACGATGGTGTGGAACTGCTGCCAATCCGCAAAATACATCGGATAGTAGGACGTAGTTCCTGCTGCGCCGGTGGTGGGCTGGCTGGGGTTATCAAGGTACTTGTTGACTGCAACCTTGAAGCCGAGCAACTCACCAACGATGCCATCAGTGCGTGACAGACCGTCGATGTAGATCGGACGCTTCTGATCGTCCACGAGACCACGGATGCCCTGAAGCAGGATCGGGTTAATCATGAACGCTGCGCTGGGAGTCCAATACTGCTGTGGCAGGCTGTAAATAAAGTTCACTACGTCTTTGTAGTTCACGTTATTTGCCGCGACCGTGTTGGCGTTAGTCGTCAACTGATCGTAGGTAGCAAGCGAGTGCAGACCGTTAGTGGTTGCAGTTCCCGACGTACCGAAAGCAGCTGTCGAGCAAGAGCCACCCGTGTAGGTTGCATTAGCGCCAGCGTACTGATCTAAGCCACGCAGACCATCAGCGCCGCCCGTCGTTACCGAGGTTCCGGTGCCCGACTGATCGTTGTTCTGGATCATCGAGGTTGCCATTGCCTGCTGGAACTCCATCAACATATCGTCAACAACGTTAGCCTCGAGGCCGTCGATGTCATCAAGTGCTGCGGTACGGATGGGGAACTGAGCGTTCAAGTCCTTAAGGATCACCTGCCAAATGCTTGTGGCTTCAGTCGTGGGTGCGCCGTTGTTCTGAACGGTGTAGCCCCACTGAGCACCTGCATTACCAGTTTTGACGCGGAACTGATAAGCCGAGCCGTCAGTTGCAACGATGCGCGAAAGATCCATCAACGGATTTCCGAGACGCTTTGCAGCGAACACGGGATCGTAAGCTGTGCGGCCACCAACGTCGTAACCCGAACCCGTAAGAGCCGAGGCTTCCTTGATGTACGCTTCGCACTGATCCACAGATTCAAAGATCTTGACTTCACGCTCAATGTTGTTGCCGGCCTTCATGTACTCCTTAAGAACGTCTTTGAAGCGACGATTTGCTTCGCCACGGACGGTCTTGTGAATAGGACGGATGATCGAAGGAGCGGCAACTTTTGCCTCTAATGCGGCAATCTTTGCTTCGGTTTCGGTTTTAAGAGCCTCGACAGCCTCAGCAACTTTTACTTCGACGGCCTGAGCGGTTTCTGCCAATTTGGCAGCGCTAGATGCTTCGATTGCATCCAGTTTTTCAATGACTTTTTCCAACATTTTGAAATCTCCTAACGGGTTGAAATAGCTTTCAGCAACTCGCGGTATTCGAGCGCTTTTAGCAACTCCGCCGCATCAGACTCACTCTGAGTGGCAGTTTGTTGATCGCCCACAGCATCACGCTGTTCCAAAATGGCTTTCAACACACCGGACGCGGCGGTCGCATCCCGGCGAGATAGCCCTGCATCACGCAAAGCCTTCTCAATCGTTCTCGGATTGGGTTTTGAGCCCATCCAATACTCAAGCCTACTGATCTCAGCCTTTGGGTTATTAGGCTGCATCACGATAGAAACCTCGGCTAGACCGCCTTTGACGATCTGAAAGAACATGTCGGGATCGTCTGTAGGCTCGCCATTCTCATCAACCATTTGATACTCATCTGCATACGCACCGACAGAAACACCGCCAACCATACGCGGGCTTTCTTTCATAATCGTATAAAGATCGGAACCGGAAGTGGTGTTCAGGAAGATCTTTCCTGTGCCGACCATCCCTTCTTCGGTAATGTCGAACTTCGACCATTCACCGACAGGCATCATGTCGCTTGAGTGCTGGAAGTACATCGGAAGTGGCCTTCCTGCTTCCATCCACATCTCGTGCCACGCCTCAAAAGCCTCTGGCGTATAGAAGAACCGTCGACCGTCAGCGCCCTCTCTTGCGCCCCACGTTGTAAGTGTGGCTTCGATTTCACCCGTAGGTTCGCCCGTTGCCTCGTCGGCTTTTCGGCCTAATTCGACCTTAGCTTCGTAAAAAAACGTCACGTTTTTCATGCGAACCTCACATAAATCTAAATGAACTGGAACTGCTCTGTAAAATCCTTTGCGCGGAATGCAAAAGCGCATCATCTGAATTTATTGGGGCCAAACCCATTTCTTGTATGACATAAGGGGGCGATTGATACCACTTAACAATTGATTCTTTAGTTCCCTTTGGTCTTTCTTTTGCTCTTTCTAAACACACTTCAATTCCGGGATCAATTAAAATAAATTCCACATTTCGGTCACGATACAAATGAATATGTTCTTGTTTTGGATTTGTGTGGATAATATATGCGTCAAATTTTACGCCTTGCATCACTTTTCGTATAGCGGCATCACGCACAGCAAAAGCCACTTCTCTTATGTCGCCTGTTGATTTATGACTTACAGATGATCCTAAAGCCTTTGCAAGAGCATCAAAATCAACAACTACATCGTCCGGTGTCTTTACTTTTTTTATGTAGGTAGACTTGCCGGAGCAAGAAGCCCCAATAACTACCCTAATTTTTCCCATATCTTTTCTTTTGTTTGTTGCATTCCATCTACCAACTTAGGCTTTGGCTTTCTCTTGTCTGCCGCGGCCTTGAGTTTCTCTAATAGATCCTTAAGCATTTCCGGCTCTGCCTGTTTTGCCGACCACCTTAAGGTTTCCACCACCTCCAGTGTCTTGCGGAGAGCTGCCGGGAATAACGCTATCGCCACCAGCGGCAAGCAACAAATCATCAGCACCATCGAGAGAGTTAAGTCCCAGATATTCACGCGCCTCATTCTGCGTAAGAATCCCATTCTTGACTCCTGCAACGACATAGTTCATTTGATCCAGTGGAGCGCCCTTCAGGAAGTCTTGTGTCTGAAACTGAACGTGTAAATTCGGATAGCCCTTCAACAACGACAATTTTAACCGCTGCTCGACGTTCGTAATAAACGGCATCATCGTTGACTTGTAGAACTCGTCCAGCATCGTTTGGGTGTTGTTGTACTTTGACTCACCGACTCCAATCATTGCAGGAGGTACACCAAACAATCCGCAGATACGCGTCATTGTTTGTTTCTTAAGCTCTCTAGCATCCACATCCTGTAACGTGAGGGGCTTGATCGCTTCGTAGGTCATGCCCTGATCTAACAACATAGACTGCCCCGGCTTGCTCTGATCCGAGGGCTGGCTGTTAAGCATGTTCGTCCACGCTTCTTTAAGACGGGATGCAATCTCTTTGAACTTTGAATCGGGGATAACTTGCTCGGTGCGGAACAAACCGGAAGGTTTTGCACCGTTCAACATAATGAAGTTGGAGTAGAGATCAATATCCTGATCTAAGGAAACCAACTCGACAGCTTGCAAGCGGTTAAACGAACTGGAGCCTTGCCACGGCTCAGACTTCGTGTGCATCACCTGAAAGTATTTGAGTGGCTCGTCCTTGTTAAATCCGTAAGAAGAACTGGTAAGCGTGTAGAAGGGATAACGCGTCTCTGAAATCCTCGGCACGATTAGCGTCGAGTCTAAGACGTACATCTCCAGCGGAATTTGCGTCGGTTCTTGCGCGTCTTTCCTCCAAAGTAATACAAAAGTTTCACCGGCCAGCTCATGCCACATCGTGAACTGATACCAGAACTCGTATTGACTTTGGAAGTTGTTAGGGTTTGCAAGAAGATTAAGAACGCTTGCTGCTCGGCTCTTTTCACGCTCAGGAACGCTAGGATCGGTCTGTGTGTCTACAAACGTGCCGTCAGCTTGCTTAGACATGATTTTGACGGGCAGTTGAGCAAGAGATCGAGCTTTTGCTCCCACACAAGCCATCACAGTAGAGTTTCTAGCAAGTGTCGTTATGTCGACAGTTCGACCTGCTTCGTTAACCGCAGAGGTCGTTACATACAGTAATTGATTAGAACCGTAGCCCTGCCCCTTGCCTCGGAGCATGACGTTGTTTCCGAGGACGCTATTCCCGAATAAAGAGTTACTTTCGGCCTTTGTTTTACGCTTAAATACGTCGAATAAGCCCATTTTTACCCCTAAAAGACTCTGAATCCGTACGATTCAGACGGCATCGGGTTGTCCAGACTACAGTGCATCGCAATAATCAAGGCAATAATCCCGTCGACCTTAGCGTGACGATCCACACCGGCCTTCTTGACTTTGATATTGCCTTGAACGTCTGTGAACACTTCGCAATTCCCCAACTGATGTCCTAAGAATGGGTTTCCGTCGTGTCTGATTTTGTGGCTTAGAATGAGTCGCTCGACATGCTTAGACGGGTTAGAAAGCACCGCCATTCCTTGACCGACTTTCTTAACTGGCATTCCGACTTCGTACAGCCTTGCTACTAAAGCCGCAGCATTATATGCGTCGTAGCCTACTTCTTTTATGTCGTATTTCTGGCTTTGCCCAATAATATACGCCGAAATCTCTCTATCGTCCATCACGTTACCTTCGGTGATGTGCAAGATCCCCGAATTAATCGCCTGTCTGAAAATGTCCTGATAGTGAGTGGGTAGTAACTCAAAGCCATCTTCGGGGAGAAAGAACTTCCACTCGGCTTCGTAATCGTCCTCGGCAAATCGTTTTAATGTGCAAACAGCGTTGAGATCTCGTGTTGCTGCTAAGTCAAAGCCGATAAATACTGCTTCGGGTTCTCTTTCTGTCAGCCCTACGGATTCATCCCAATGTGTGCGGTCAACCCACGCGGTTTCGGCCGAGACATAAACGTTAAGCGTTTTGCAGAGAAACTCGTTGAGTGCAGCGGGCTTAATCTTCGCTTCTTCGCACCTCGCAACAATCGCATCGTGTGATACCGAGATATTGTGCATCGGGTTAGCCTTAGCCCATACCTTTTCGTCTCTCCAATCGTCTCCAGCATCCAGAGAGTAAAGAAGCCCAAACCATCGCGGGTTATCGGGTACGTCCTGATGGAGGATGTGCTCCATCACCTGAAAGTCCTCGAAAAACTTTGTGTCGCGGGTAAAAGAAGCGGTCGTAATGTATAGACGCAAAGGATTAAGCCGAGATACCATCCCTGAATGCAAGACCTCAATCGCATTCCTGTCTACGATCTGGCTCGCCTCGTCAATGATCGCGCACGAAGGGTTGAGCCCGTCTCCGGTCTTTTTAGTGTCTCTGGAGAGAGCTTTCATCATGCTTTGGCTGTCGCCGTTCTTCACAATCGTGAATTTGCCGGGAACAAACAAACCGGAGAGCTCTTTCGGCATTGTCTCGACGAAGCCTTTAGCCGTGGTGAAAACAATTGATGCTTGATCTCTATTAGTAGCAAGCGTATAGACCTCTGCGCCAGCTTCGCCAAAGCCTAGCTCATAAAGTGCGATCAGCGCTGTTAATGTCGATTTGCCAGCCTTGCGCGGGATGTAAACAATAACGTCCTGCACCATCCGCTTTTGTCTGTCTTTCTTACTCCTGAATCCGTAGATGGCACAGATAATAAGAATCTGGAAAGGTTCTAGCGTAACGGCATGTCCAGCCCATTGACCTTTTACATGCTTGCAAAGTGCGGTGAACTGTAGAAAGTGGTTGACAGGGCCGGGATCAAAGACCCATTCCCATTCCTTGTTTTCCAGATGATTTAGAAAGCGCTGGCAAGCGAGACGCACATTCCTACACGCGTCAATATCTCCCTTTACTACGCTAACAGCGTACTCAATCCCATCTTCTAGTTTCATGTCCCGAATTTAGGCCCTTTCAGGAAGTCGTTTATTTTCGTGTTGTCGTCGAGCTTATTAGCTGCCAACCTAGACTTTGGTGTTAGCCCCAACTCAGACATAAGTTTAATGGCATTCTCCATCGCCTTATTTGCAAGGCTGATGTAAGGATTGGGGGCAAACGTTTTACCAGCATTAGTCTCCACAATAAGCGGCTGACTATCTATCGCCGCTCTCGCATCAATGTAGATCTGAAGCTGGTCGGCAAGCATCATCAGCGTGTGCCGGTCTTGCTCCGAGCCAATCCCATACACGCTGAACAAATAATCAGCCGTTTCCTTGACGAACTTTTTGCGCGTAAACAATTTAGGATTATCTGCCCACTCAGCAAAAGGAATCCTGCGTTTTACATCCTCCGGCAGGAACACACCTTCCTTCGTTCCTTTGGTTCCGTGAATGCGGTGAATCTCAACGGGAATTCTTGCAGTCATGACGGTTCTCTCCTTTGCGTCTAATGTGCGTCTTTTTGCGTAGCCACGCAAGGGGAATTCCCTATTTTGGGTTAACCCCCCCTAAAAACCAACTTTGCAGAAAGTCGGG